CTAAAGAACTCAATTCGTCCATTTCCGTACTTATTTTATTTCGGATTTCATTAATACGAGTCGTCCATTTGCTCCTTAGTGCATTTGAACTCAGCTCATCTTTACCTTCCAATCGCCTTTGGATAATCAACTGGTTGATGTCTTGAGCACCTTGATATTCCGCGAGTAACGCATTATTAAATCCTCGCATCATTTTCAATAATCGAATATTGCCTTCCGGGGTCTTAGACAAATTTGGAGCCATATCAAGAAACATCTGCATTTCCCTATCAGAGACGGCACCTTTTGTTAATTGAAGTTTGTTAGCTCCGAACTCCTTAGAAATTGCATCAAACCATTCTGTTGAGCCAATCTTCTTGGCCCAATCGTCAGCACTAAAATATTTTCCGAAAATGTTTTCACCGCCAAAGGTTTGAAGAATTGAATAGAGCTGTTTAGAACTTCGGAGCATAGCTGGAGCCAAAATACCCGGATCAATCATTTCACTCGAATTTATTATGCGAAGTGCCTCCTCGATTTGAGAATTTTCCCTTACGGCTGTTCTATAAAGATTTTGCGAATCGTTTAATACGTCTCCAAATCTTCCTAATATCTTTTTATCTAACTCGGTTTGCCCCGGCCCCCCGAGATCAACGCGAACCTCAGTTTGGGGTGTAATTTTCGATCTTGCTACTTCCACCATCTTGCCTTGTTGTTCGTCCCATCTTTCTGCTATTTCATAACCTCCACTTTTGTATTTTTGTAGAGTTGGTGCTTTTGCACCTTCTGGCTGAAAACTTTTCCAGTGGTCTAAAATACGTTTGCTTATATCAATTCCGAGAATACCCTTATCAGCTAATATTTGAGCAGCCTCCGCAGCGTTTTGAGGTTTAGCTAATGAAAGAACTCTGACTCCTTCCTTTTCTGCCTCCAACTTGTCCATATTTTGAAGAGCTTGCCATTGCTCTTCAGCTAAAGCCATTTGATCTGCTTTAAAAGTTTGCAGATACTGGTTTGGTTTAAAATTAGGATTACCAAGCTGAAGAGCATATCCCAACGCACTTAACCATTTATACTCTTTATCACTTTGTTCTTTTGTTCTAGCCAAACCTTCGATATATTTTCTAGGTTCAAATAATCTTTCAATGGGTTGCATATAATCTACAGTCGTAGCCGCTTGGCTGGTTGGTACCGTATTGACTATAGATTGTTTTGTGACAGGCTTGGTTGCAGTCAATGTGCCAGCGTAAGGCAATGATTCCGAATATGGTAATTTTCCTGTTGCCATTAAACTTCCTCCTCTCGCTTACGCAAATACAGTGAGGCCAATGAACCTACTTTTGGCGACACCATATAAGGCTGATATTCTCGCGTTCCCATTCGAGTTGTGAATGCGCGAGCAGTTGGAGCCCCTTCCTGGCTTGCGCTGATCATTTCAGCCGCTTTCTTTAGAGCCGCTTGCGATAAACCTCGTGCTGGGCCTTCTTCCTCAAATTCTGATTCTTCAGGCTTAATTGTTTTAGGATCTTTTAATAAAGAGATACCGACAACATCAGGATGATTTCCAGTATGCTGATATGTTAAATAACCTTTCAATGGCCCTTCATCTGGATACCCTGTTGTGGAATCGAAAAGATTGCCATGAGGTACGTCATCTTGCATACCAACACCTCGTACAAATGTGCCGGAAACTTTTGTAGGATCGTAAGCTGGATTAGATCTTAAAGGTTGTCGTCCATCTGGATATAATGAAGCTCTACGTTGATTCGGATTGTAGAATTGGCGTGTGACATTTCTTGGAACAACACTGTAGCCTGCGAAATTGTACGAATCAACTTCTTGGTTAGTCATACCCGGACGTTTTGACACAATGCCTTTGACATTCGGGTTAAATTGATTTCGGCCACCGACCCCAATGTAACTTGCATCCACTAAATTTGGATTTAATGATGGTTTATAAACAGGTGTACTATACCTATCGTCAGAAGGCAAACTTTGATAAAGGTCTTTCGGTTGCCGCCGATTATGATAAAGCATCCCCAAATAATCTTGCACATCAGGATCATTCATCAGTGTCAATAAATTCCGCATTACATTAAACTCCCAATAATGCCAGCAATGCTCCCAAGTGTTGATATAGGACTTGGTGTTTGCGTGGTGACACCACCGTAGTCACCGCTGATTCCAGCCATGTAATTCTGTAATGCCATTTGCGGTGCATTGGCTTCATAGGCGTAGCGTGACATATCTCGATTTATAGCCTCTTGAGACAACGCCCTTCTTTGAGCCCCAACGTCTCCGACAGAGCTGAACAATCCTAATGGTGCGCCCATAATGGACGGATAGAGTTGTTGAAATTGCGGCACTCGCTGTTGTGCTGTATCAAAAGCACCGCCGTACAGTTCGGCCACTTTATTCTGCATTGCTTCCTGTGCTGCTGCGATTGCATTGCTTTGAATCATGTTAGCGCGTGTTGACCCACCGGGCTGATAATTGACAATCGATTCGCGCAATGCCGGAAGAGTTTCCCCTTGCAATTGGCGCATCATTTGGTTCTGATAGCTTTGAACCATTGGATCTAAAACTTGGGTGTTGACTGCGCCTGATAATCCTCTGACGAGTGCTGTTTCAGCCGCGCCTTGCATCGCTTGAGGTCTTGGCCCCAAGGCGTATCCCAATGTTGCTCGTTGCGCCACCTGTTGGCTTGGATCGAAACCGGCCAACGTGGGGCCGCTATAATAAGCTGGGCTTCCTCTGTTATACAGGGATTGTGCCGCTTTGAATCCTTCTTCTAAATAAGGTTTTTGTTCAGACCACGGTTCAGTTCGTGTCGTTGTTGATGTGCCGCCTGCCATAATTATTATCCTTAGATGTCGTACAGGTATTGGGATGGTGGTTGTGCGCCTAAAAGACCTCCTCCACCAACCAAATTATTTTGACCGTAACTTTTAGTTAACGAATCCATCAAAGCATTGTGTCTTGCGTTAAATATTTCATCGGCTGTCGCTTGCGGTGCCGCTGGTATCACCGGCGGTGGTGCTGTAATATGTTGAGTGGGGGCCATGTTCTATACCTTAATATATGAGTGATTCTCCCGGCCCCCAACTCTTCGTTGAGAGGGCATAAGGATTTGCTTTTTTCCCAAAAAGGGCATTATGGGCATCAAGCGCATCTTGAACCCAGCCTGTATCTTTGGTTGGGGTATTCACAACGGGCGGTGTGACAACTGGGACTGTAACTGGGGCGAAGTTCGTCCTTCTATCGTTCGCTCTTCTCAGATTTTCTGCGGCTTGATCTCGTGCCGCCATATTTGCAATATCAACAGCAGATGGGCCACCGCCTATACCTTGATCTTGGGTGACAGTTACGCTTGGAACAGTTACGCTTGGAACGCTACCGTACAAAAGACCTGCACCCATTGTTTCAGGTGGTGGAATGTATCGTTGTGCAAATCTCTGGTTTGCGATAGTTTCGCGTTCAGGTTTACTGGCATTAAACCAAGTGTTGTAGTCACCGAACATTCTGTCACCGCCTTCACTTTCATAAATTCTACGAAGTGCGGCTTGATGGGTTCCGATGTGGTGCGGCTCAAACGGGGCATTCATAAACCAATCGTGATGATCAGTGTAAGTGCGTGGTGCTAAAAATGAAAGCTCTGGAGGAGTGAATGTGCCCGTTTCTGTTTCTTTGTCTGGTTCTTTGTCTGGGTCTTTTCCTTTGTCGCTTTGTTCTTTCAACCAATTCAGATAATCTTCCCAATTTTTTGGCAATCCACCACCACCGGATGCGAGAAGTGCGGCAAGTTGTTCAGGCGTTAAACCCCCATAATTTCCAAAGCCCAAACCAGCACCGCCTGCGCCACCAAGCAGTCCACCGCCAAATACACCTGGCAAATTGGCGTTCCACAATTCCATTGGAATGCCCGTGTCGCGCCACGTTTCCATCTCCCAAGGCCGATACACTAGACCGCCACGCGGACCAATGTTAAATCCAAGCGCACCTCCATAACCTTCAGCAGCACTTGCCGATGCTGGATTACTCGCTCCTGTTGCAAAACCTAAATTCGCTACAGGGTATTCTCTTCCCAATAGACCACTTAAAAATAAGTCTTCTTCGTTCATCTCAGTGCATCCTAGATTTCAAATCTTTTGTTAAAACGTAATAACTGCATTTCCAATCCTCTAAAACTTTTGTCCATCCTTTTCGTCCCCAACATTCGAGTGCGCTGCATCCAATACTCAATGCCCATTCTTCTATTAACGGTAGATTTGGAAGCCATTCGTTCATATCATCACCAGCTATGGCAATGATTCGTAGAATCTTTTTTTGTGGGTATGTAATAATCTGTGTGATCATGGTGGCTTTGATGGTTTCATCAACCGCCAGCCATAACTGCATTTCACGCCGAATGAGTGCGTTGTAAAAATCTTGGGTTGTTAGTTCGCCTTCCGAATGTTCATTACAGCGATCTACGTGATGTTTAACGTGCGGCCAAATGGTTTTTACATCATTTGGTGAAACACGAATAATTCTATAATTTGACCCAGTTTCCTGATGAGTTATAGAAATAGATTCCTTCTCCGCTTCCGGGATTCCAATTCGATCCATCGGCATATCTAATGTCACCAAGTCGAGGTTTATCGGGTGCTACGTTCATGCGCTCCAAACGAAATGTGGCCTGATTAAAAATAATGTCACTTAATCTTTTAAGTTCGTTGATTAAATAAACGCCAAGGTCTTCCTGATTGAGAGGAAGTGGCCCCGGTGCGTAATGCGTAACTGATTTAACAACACGATCTGTGTAAGTCGCCATTACTGAGCCACAGAGCCTCGTGCGCCTGCGTTCTTAATGTCGAGGGCATAACCGTCCAATCGCCACGTTTCATCGCCTGTGGACTCGAATTTAACGCCAATGTATTTACCCGTGACGCGAAAAGATACTTTAGATTGAGTGTTTGGATTGAATGTGGTCGGGCCTTCCCAAGTAATCGCCTCTTCCGTTGACATTTGATGACCGACATAGACGTTGATCGTATTCGTTGAACTCACGCTCATTTTTGGATAAACCGCTGTCACTCGTTTAACCATTGCCGGATTAGGCTGTCCCGATTCATCGATGGTTAATCCAGTGCGTTCAATGTAGCTCGTCATATTGGATGTGTCTTCTTTGTTTCCCGAACCGTGACGATAAAGTTTCGTGTCGGTTGGGGAAGCAAATACCAGCGTTTTACCTGCTTGGTTAAAAAAGGATGTCGTGGCTGATTGATTCCAGTTTAAAGTGTCTGTTGCCCAGGTGGTGGTTGCCACAGACCAAGAGCCTGGAGCCAATGGATCACCCTCTGTTCCATAACCGATGAATCCGAGATTCGGTAAATCTCTTTCCGTAAACGTATTGTTTGTCCAATTCCAGACCAGTGCCTTATCACATTGGGCTGCCGTGGCGTTTGTTGCTGAAACATAACAGGCCCACATTTCGGTGTTGTTGTAATCGGCGACTACAAACGATTTTTGCACTTCATCACCATTAATGTTGTTGAACAAATCATCCCTCATACGATGCGGCAATATACTTTCGATGCGTTGTCCGTCATTGAGGTAAAGATCACCATTTCCGAATATGAAATGACCGCCATCAAATTCTGCAATGCAATTTTTCGCTAAAGCACCGACAGATGGTGATACTTGTTTAAATGCGAAAATAAACGGTGTTCCGACAAACGACATTGCGTAAACACTGTCTTCTTTATAGATGAAAAAATTATCACCCAAAGGCAGCCCGTCCATGATAGCCCCTCTGGAATCATCAAGAGATATTTCCCCAGTGTCTACCGTAGCAGATGTTTCATCCCATGAGCTGGGAACGGTCTGCGTTGCCGCCTGGCTAGACCATTTAACAAGTCTTGTATAAGGTACTGATGATTTTTTTACATTAAGTGCAATCAAAAAAGAGCGATAAGCCCGAATAGAATTGCATTCAGTAGACGCAGGCCAATTAGTAAGATCCGCCATGCGTGTTGATGTTGAAGGAACGCCTGATGACAATGCCCAAAATTGAGGATCGTCAAAACCGTTTGTCATAATTAAAATTCCACCTAATACAGTGGACGTCCAATTCTCTGCGGCAGTAGCGGAATAATCTCCACTCGATCTTGTTATGTCAGACCACGATGAGCCGTTATGCACATAAATTTTTGTCAGGCCACCCACGACCCAGTAATTAGAACCGCCGATTTGAAGATTGGTGATGTAATACGGTGCAACCGGGCAAGTCGCCATAACCTCCAGATAACCGGGTGATTTTTGTATCGACCCGTGTTCGGCTCTTACGTTATTCCCTGCTGTGAACCAATTAGGCGGAAGCGACCACGCATTGATGTCCTTGACTATTCCAACTTCGCCTACATTTTCTATAGGTACTAAGCTCATACTTTGGGGTATTTTGCCTTAATTTCAGATACTTTGGTTTGCCATGCGGCCAAACCATTCTCCGTAATATATTCCAATTGAGATTCAACCGTTCCATATTCAGCTACTCTATTCGTTACTGCCACTGAATTCTTTTCTTCATCAGTCTTTTCTGACTCAGACCATGTTTGTGTCCATACGCCAGACACTTTAACTGGAGACACTTCTACTGCATTATGAGTCTCAGATTCAGGAGCAGACACAGGCGTAACTTCAACGATACTATAATCTTCTCTAATATCTGATATGCTTAAAGCGTTTTTTGGAAAGCTGACGTTAGGATTATCTGTTTTAAGATCAATAATCGTATACGGATATTTGACAATTTGATCGTTATCAATTTTAGCGTAGTTCATGCAACATCCCTCATTTCTTTAAATAAATATTCATCTTTTATCAATTCGTCAATTCCAATTCTCTTCATAACAGCTTTATGAGCATCTTGAAAAATGTCAGCACATTGATCCAAAAAGTCGTACAGATGATTGACAGATGGCATCTTTTTTTCATTAATCATTTTTTCAACGTCAGAAAGATAATCTGTTATGACTTGCTTGGCAGTTATAGGGTGAATGCCAAACTGCTCAAGATATTCCAAAGTCCCATTGCCTAAAGTGCCGTTGGTCACCATATTTCTAACACCATTTCTGAACGCCATTCTGATGTGGTTAGATATTTCTTCTTTCTCCATATCCATTTCATCCCAATCATCAGGAATATTATGAGAAGTTTTTATCTCATCATAGACATCTTGATAAGTAGCCAGTTCTTTTAGCGCGGCTTCAATGTAGTTTTTAGATCTTAAAATTTGATTTTCTAATTCATCTGCTTTAAGAATTAATAACTCATCGCCACTTTTACGATAACGATCTATCTGTATTTTTTGTTTTCTAAATTTGAATGAAGCATCTTCTAGTGCTTCTCTTTTTCTTTCAATCTGTGACAATACTTGTCTCAACCTTCTGTACGGCGCATCACACAGCATTGTCAAAGTCATCAACTGACTTGTGGATTGCGTATTCTTTTTAGAGGCCGTGAGATTAGCGCGATCAATTTCCTTCATTCTTTCATTGATCTTTGCCATTTTTTTATTATCAATTACAGCAAGTTCTGAGTTGATGTCAGATATTATGGATATTTCTTTGCTCATGCGTTGCTACATCCAGCCACTCCGTTTCCAGCGGCGATTAAGTTACCAAAATCTGTGGCGTTGCCAGCGCTGTCGATTGTGATGTAATCAATGACATCGCTGTATGCTGGAGTGTCGCCGCCAAAAAACAGTCCACGTTGATTAGTTCCATTTGAAGCCCCAGTATTGCCTCCTAAATTTCTGGCAACAGAAAGATCGCCAAAGTCTGTTGCGTTGCCTGTCGATCCAATCGTCACATAATCCATTGTGTTAACACGGGTTCCACTACTATTAACGCCGCCAGCAAAAACACCGCGACCTCCCGTTGCATTACTCACCCCTTGAACTCCATATCTTGTTACTGTTAAATCACCAAAATCAGAAGCATTGCCAGTGCTGGTAATTGTGATATAGGAAATCACATCGGAATAAGTTGAAGGTGTCCACCCACCACCTATAACACCGCGATCATCTGTTCCGTTTGAGAAAGCACCATTACTTGATTTATGAGTTGATGGAAGATCACCAAAGTCTGTAGCATCGCCTGTAGAACTGATAGTGACATAATCGATTACATCAGATTGACCTCCAGAGACACTACCACCTGCAAAAACACCGCGATCATCTTTTAAGTTTGAAAGACCGCAAGTGTTTGAACGGGCAACTGTGAGGTCGCCAAAGTCAGTCGCGTTGCCGGGGCTTGAAATCGTGATGTAATCAATAACGTCCGTGTATCCTTGACCACCACCATGTATCCCCCTGTCAGAGCCTCCATTGGAACAAGCACCGCCATAAGTGTAAGTGCCGGTTAAATCACCAAAATCTGTTGCATTTCCAGTTGTCGATATTTCAACGTATTGAATAACATTTGTGTGACCGCTGTCTGTTTCTGCCGCCATCGCAACACCGCGATCTCCAGATGTTTCAACTCCAGCCGCCCCCATTAATGTATTTTTTTCGGTGAAGGCCGACATTACGATAAGTCCGCGCCTGCTTGGAAGCCATACCACGTTGTTCCTGAATCCACCGTAAAGAAAGTGTAAACATCGACCTTTCCGCTTCCACTTGTGACATCTGGAGCAGAACCACCTGCCCAATCTACTGATCCCGGCCAAGTGATTGTCCTATCAGAAGAGTCTTGTATCCACTTTAAAGTAATGGCACAGGATTTTCCTGATGCGGATGGATTGGAAAAAGCAAATGTGACATTGCCTCCAGATGCTGTATGCTGAAAAACATTGCCATTTTCAATATCCAACGTCACAGTACCATTGCCTGATGACGCGGTATAACTTTCTGCGTAATCTTTTATTTCTGGCTTGCTTACAACATTATCATTAAAGTCTACATCAGCGGATGAATCTACGGTAAAAGATATTGTGGTTCCATGAGTTGATCCAACTCCTACTTCTAGCTTGTCTGTACCATCATCTAAACCAATTCTGTAGTCCTGTGCATTTCCATCGTAGACGAGCATGGTATCTTCTGCTCCACCATCGCCTATTGTAACTAGTGGAGTTGTACCCCCAACTACAATATCTCCATTATCATTAATGGTGGTTGTAGATGTATTCTGTAGGGTCTTTCCACCCGTACCGTCAAACCTGACAATTGCATTATCAGTTGAAGATCCCGGCCCAGTAACATCACCTACTGCTGTTTTACCATCTAATAAATTTAACTCTGCCGCAGTTGTTGTGACTGCAGCCGCGCCTAATGTAGTGAACTGTGATTGTAAGACTGATTTAATTAATCTAAGATGATCGTCACCTTGTGATACAGGGTCGGAAGCGGTGGGATTAGTGTCAACTAACTGACTGATATATGTTGCTGTTTCAAGTGCCATTTTATGGGTACCCTGATGTGTTCATCACTCTAAGCTCTGAGCCGGAGTGACGATCTTTGTTATCTTGAAGTTGGATGTCGTCAATAGCCTGCTTGTATGCAGCAGCCCAAATCGGAATTCTTTCATCGTTCATAATAAATGGTTCAGCTTCGAGCAAGGAGGCATATAAATAAAGATCGGGTGCATTAGTAATAACCCAATTGGTGGTGGCTGAATCTGAAAGTGCATCAAATTTCTTGTAATACACCATTGAATAAGTGTATGCCGCATCGGGATTCGGCCCGAGACGAAATTTATCACCGATGAAGGTGAACGCTCTTGGTTTACCTTGTGTTGATCCAGCCCAAATCCGAGTCATCAATTCAGGCGTGATGTAACTCATTGGTGTCAGTGGATCAGTCGTTAAATGGAATTCTTTAGCTTGGATGTAGCCCGTTGGTAAATTATATTCGCGTGTTCCAGCCGTTAAAGTTCCAGTGGCAACCGTTTCCATCGCTCGTATTCTTAAATTACGATTGATTCGAGCTTCAGCCAGATCAATAAATTCTTGGATTCGATCTGTTAAGTCACTTCTGTCTAGCCAGTTTGCCACGGCAGTTTGAAGCTGTGCATACGTTCCTATCGCCATTATCTTGTCATCTCCGCAATATATACAGTTCCAGCGGTATTAACTTGCAAAGCAGCCACCTTCTGTCCAGGGCTAATGCGCCAATAAGTCGGCCAATCTTTTTCCAAGTATCCTTCCCCTGTGGGTTCGTATTCTTTCCACGAATTTGTTTGTGCTGACCATGCGCCTGAAACTTCACTCCATGCAACATTGGATACTTCTCCACCGAATGCCAAATAAGCATCTTCAGTACCAGTAATCATTACCGCATCGATACCAGATCCGACCGCTTCTTCCATCTCAGTCGATGTAGAAGAAGTAGTTATAGAGTGGAGTTTGTTAGCTAATCTATAAGGTACATCGAAAGCTAATCTTGTTGAAACACCTGTTGTCATTCCGTCAGTTCAGTAATGTACACTACAGAGTTGCTTGATCCGGCTCTCAATCCTGCAACACGATCTCCGCCACTGACTCGTACATAATGAGGCCAATCTTTTATAAAATAACCACAGGAGCCAGCAGTAGCTGCATCTCCGTGTTTTGTAATTTTAATGAATACAGGCTCACTTGCATTAATGATAATGGCATTGCATTGTGCAGATATGGCATCGCTTAATAGTACCGAACTGTCAGTAGCAGTAAACGTATAATTAAAATTATTTAATCTGTATAAATCGCCCATCGTTTTTTCCTATAAGTTGGTCGGTGCTGTTCTAAAAAATTTATTGTCGGAATCATTTAAATATTTATTTAATAGTTTCGGATCTTTTTCAATTTGATTATTCGTTTCTTTTTTCCACTGTTCCCAAACAGTCAAGGGAATGGATGCTACTTTATGAAATTCGCCTCGTTTACCAGGTGTTAGTTTGTCGCCGAAATTGTTGTAGTCTTTTTTATTCTGATCTATCGTTGGCTGCACATCCTGATAAGTTGTCAGTGATATTGTTCCATCCGGCTCATCGATCCATTCTTGATGTCGAAACGGCATCACATCCAAAATCTTACCGCTGCGTCTTCGGTTAAATATGTCAGCCATTGAACGATCCTGTACCGCCTACAAGTTTGGTTTGGTCTTTCGACCACTCGGCAAGATGCTCGGCAGGTGTTTTATGTTTATATGGCTTTTCTTTTGGCTGGGATTTTTTCAACGCAGATTCAGCGTTTTTTAGAAATTTATCTAATGGATCTTGTTTTCTCGAAACCATAGTGTCATTACCCACTTCTCACCCTCATGTGGCGGAAGTCCTTGATGAAGTGAAAGTTCATGTGGTTTTTTGTCTTTATCTACATTTCCGAACATTAAAAGACGGCCTCCAATAGAGCCCACAATTAGATTTAATTTTGGAAATGCTGTTGCGCCTCCAACTGCGTTATTGAGATAAACAAGACAAGTTAGAAGACGTTGACCGCCGTTGTCTAAATAATCCCCATCTAAAGCGTCATAATGAGGTTTGTATTCCTGGGCATTGGTGTAACGAAGAACGTTGATTGGTTCAGCACGTTCAAGCGGCATATCTGTGATGTCTGAAATGCGATCACAAACTTCAGAAAAATCACTGTGCGGAAGAAATACGCCATGTGAGGTTCTGTCTTTGTCAGGAATTAAGCCTTCAGGTGCAGCTACAGTGCTTGGTTTTAATTTGTGTTCAGAATGCTCAATAATATTTTTACATTCTTCTGGAGTAACAACGCCGTCAACCACGCAGATGGTTGGTGTTTTTGCGTAGACAAACACTATTTAAAAGGATCTGAAATGGTAGCTCCTCCGCTATTACCAGGCGTTTTATATTGAACGCTCTTTTTATTTTTTTTCAGTGATTTAATTATGCCGTCCAAATCCTTTGTACCGCCCCTGTGAACCGGGGAATACAAAGTGATTGGGCCTTCCACACTTTTAGTTTGTTTCATCAGCTATACCTTTATTGTTGTTTACGCACATAATGTAAAAATACCTGGGCTAGTTTGCTGCCCTCAAATTTATCCCTCCAGTGAGGGGTTTCAACACCTTTATAAATAAGACCATCACCTGCATCTAAATCTATCTTTCTTCCATCAAAAGTTAATTCTCCATTTTCATGTAATGGATCTAAATAGATGGGCCATATGTCCTCATTTAATTCTCTTCTTAAAGTTAAAGTAACGCTGAACTCGCAGTTATGCTTATCAGTATGCTTCTTTAATTCATCACCTTTTTTATAAACTCTAAGATAAGAGTATGTTGGAATTAACTTCGTGCCAGTATGCTTTTCCATATCAGACGATAAATAACACATCAGATTTTTCATCACTAAATCATCGTGCCAAGCAGGTGTGTTTGGAATTTGTTCGTCTACAAATCCATGAGTCTCTTTTGTTGGTATGGCATCAGGAAGTGTTGCTTTGTTATAGGCATATATGCCAAGAAAATCCAACAGTTCACCAGTTAATAATCCCCTTATTATTTTGAATTTAGTAGGCCCAAGAGACATAGGAATATCTTGCTCCTTTTTTAACTGGATCTACTCGATGTGGATACATGAAATTGGATGGAAAAATAATTAAATCACCTGTTTCAAATTCAATTGTTTTATCACCGAACATCACAAATTCACCGCCTTCAAAGTCTTCATTCAATTGTCCTACGATAGACAACATCGGAATCCCTTTTACATTTCCATCAAACAACGAACTAATATGGTCACAGTGTTCTGCCATTTGATGTGATTCAGCGTACTTTAAAAATTTAATCACTGAATACCCGTTCCATCCATCAAACCACTTATAACCAAAACTTCTTACATACTCTGTTAATGCTTTTGATAAACTGTTAATAATTACATTATTTATATGAGCGTGATCCTTATTCCAATCCGGGCTTTTAAATCCTATAAACTCTGGCTCTGCGCTTGCAGAAGGTTTTGATTTGACTTCCCTTTGCCACCCAAATCCGTGTTCAGGATCATTATTCTCATACCCTGTAAAGTCGTGATTCTCCCACTGACTTTTTTTTAAGGTTTCTAAAGCGTACTCACAAAAATCAATGCTTAAAAAACGCTTTTTATGAAATAAATAATGTTCTATATTTTTGTTCATAGAAAAATGGGGGCCGTTAAGCCCCCACGTTTCATTAAACGTCTGCTAAGAAGCCGTTAGCCGCTTGATTTTTACTCATTAAGCCATACTCGGAAATGAGCATTTGCTTGATTGAGTCTCCAGTTTTTGCCAGTGACTCAGTTGCGAAAGGTCTGAGAAAGGCTATAGACCAGAAGTCAAAGTCAATAAACCAGCAGTCTCTTGCTCTTTGGAATCGATCAGGGATTATCTTGAACGATCCAAAATCGCTAACGTAAACATCTACAGATGCAACAACATGGGCCGGAGCCTCTTTGTTAGCATCTGTTCTCAAACCTGAAACAGTTTGAGTCAATCCCGAAATGACTTGTTTGTTGGATGCACCAACTAAAATCGTATCGGGTGTACCACCGCTTTCAAAGCATTCTTTGATGACGGTTTTCATACCAGCTTCAGTTAAAGTCCCTGTGCTTGTTGCGTCACTAGCGGTATCGGTTCCGTTGCCTGAAGAGGCTGAACCGAGTCCCGGTGGTGAAGGGGCTCCACCTAAAGTGTGGTAATTAGTCGCTACCCATGCGCCTAAACCTGCCGTGGCTCTCGCCGTAGCTGGGCCGGGGCTTGGGCCTGCGCCTGCACTTCGTGCTACATTGTCCATCAACATCTTTTCCATATCGCGCTTCATTTCTTTAGCCATCTGTTATGCCGGGACTCTTTATTCCCAACTCTTCAAATTTCTCTGAAGTATCGGACTATCTCTTCATCTCAATAAGATGTCGCGCACTCGTGTTGCTTCATAATCCACTAGGGATCGTTTGCATTAGTCTCTGAACCTTCCAGAAAATTACTCTTCTGGCTTGGCTTCGGATTGCCTTGTCTTTCGATTTAGGTTTCCCGAAATTCACGCGATGTTTACTCATAACTTGCGCTATGAGGGCGCAATAAAGAATTACGCTTCGCCAACTGATACGCTTGCGATGATCTTCGTCCAGCAAAATCAACCGCTTCAGCAGTTCCAGAGGTCTGTACTGCTTTCACACTAATTTGAGTGTAGTTTCCAACCCTTGTAGGCTCACTGACAGCAATAGAAGTAGGGTCGTTACCCTCAGTGGCGCGATTAGCCGCCGCTGCTGTTAGTGAGTCGGTTTGCCACTCGAAAAAAGTGTTTGATGCAGTCTCTCGACCACAACCACTGATGAAAGGTGTTTCAGTCGGTGAAATGTTCCAGATGATATTAGACAAATCTTCACGAATTCCTACCGCACCATAAGTTTCTCTGGTGTTTGTTGGAATTGCCATTTTGTCTCCATTTTACATTTCAACGAAGTCTTCAAAAAGTGAGGCCGCATCTCGGACGTGACCCGAATTTTTGAGACGTGACATTTGAGCATTACGTTTTTGCTTTGAGTTGGTTTTCTTGTCGGTTCCTTTTCCGGCACGAATGACCTTGGGCTTGTTTTTGAGTTTCTTCGCCTTCACATCCGAGGTCTGCAGTTCCTCATATTGCATGGCTTTTTTCAGCACAATTAAAGACCTGGAATCAACAAGTTGGTTCAGCTCTTCATCCGTGAAGCCTTGAGATTTCGCATAAGTGCGAATCTTCCCAGCTATTTCTCGTTGCTTATCCGGCTCTCCCCACTCAGGTAGGGCTTCGACCATCTTTTTATGTTCCGTCTCGATGGTTGCTCGGTGTTGGCGTTGATAATCAGCCTGGGCTTGCTGCATGGCTTTTTGCTGTTCAGCTTGTGTTGCCTGAACCTTTTCCTGTGCTTCTCGAAACTCTTCGCGCTTGGTCACATATTCAATCGGATCTTCCGCTTTAAGTCGTTCCCAATCGACTGATTGGTATTTATTTAAAGCGTTAGCTGAACCTTCGATCACTTGCTGCAAAGAATTAATGTAATACTGCCTTTCTGCCTGAATCTGCGCGAGTTCGGAATTCAGATTATTCTGGTGTTCCTCAAACGCTTTTCGTTGTTCAGCCAGTTGTTGACTCTTCTGTGTAAAAGAGCTTTGCCGACTGTATCCGCTTAAAAGTTCGTCTAGAGTTACTTCCCTTGTTTCGCCATCAACTTTGACTTCATAGAGAAGGTTCTGTGGATCTTCTTCGGATTCATCGGTGTCCTCAGATTCGTCCTGGATTAAAGAATCGTCTTCATCAGACGCTTCTAATTCTTCAGATTCTTCTTCGGCTGCCTCTGAACTTTCTTCTTCGGCTGTGGCTTCTTCGGTTTCTGGTTTTTCTTCCGAGTCCAGAAGTCCTAATAAAGCCTCTTGTGCGGATGATAAACTTCCATCCCCTATGCCCGGTGCTGGTTGCGTGTCGGCCATGTTTTTCTCCATCGTTAAATAAACGGTGAGGTCTTTTCTCTGAGTTTTGCCATATCACCTGTAGTCACGATGCTTTCTAGGTGACGGCGTACTCGTTCCAATAATTGCAGTCCAAGCCATATTGACTCTCGTGCGGCAGCTTCATCTGACGCTGAGTTCTCCCAGCGTTGCATGAGTTCCTGACGCAGAGTGTCGAAGGCTTCGACCAGTAATTCGTTTTGAAGCAGATCTTTAGCTTGTCGCGCTCTTTGATCTGCATCCATTATTTCTTTTTCCTTGGACGGCCTCGTTTTTTGCCGTATGTTCCTGGGCCTTGTGGCATTAGGTAGCTCCTATCGCAACAGCGCGTTTTTGTTCTGCTTCGAGTTGAAGTTCTGCGGCCTTCAATTGCGCATCCACTTGAGCTTCGGCTGCGTCTTGCTGAAGTTTTTGCTGTTTCAATTGAAGTTCACCCATTTTGATTTTCAGTTCTTCGGCTCTTAAATTCGCTTCGGCCTGCTTGTACTGCTGTTCGGGGTCAGGCCCAGGCTCTATTTGAGACGGATCGGTTAGAAAATCCTGATAATTAGCAAATCCCATCGATTTCACTAATTCTTTCGCCATCTGATACATATTCTGTTCGTTAACGATTTGCAGACCGCCCGACATAGCTTGAGCGGCGAATTGGATCATTTGAGACAAATAAGCCATTTGTTCATTCTTTGAACCGAATCCAATACCCGTTGAAACGGTGCAATCCGTTTTTGTTTTCCACATCGATGGATTAATCGGCACCCACTCGCCGCGTAATTGAACCACCGTCTCACGATCCTGATGTTTAATCAGTAGTGAATAAATCGTCTGACATAAATCCTTCACGCCTGTTTCAGCAAAGTTCCTTGCAATCAGTTCTACTCGCTGCTGTGAAGCTGTCATTACCTGAGACACAGCCGTTGCTGTTTGATGGCTTTTTAAAATATCCGGGTTCAGACCAGTTGATGAACGTGAAACACCAGCCCTTGATTCCCGAATGCCATCCAGGTATTCAAGCATTTGAAATGAATACGGTTCTAATGGCGGAGTAGATAAAGGTGTGACAGCGTTGGGTGATTTAACCCGAACTACGCCGCCCGGTCTTTGTGTCAGTAAATCATCAAGATTGGCTTGACCTTCCAAAACAGCGTAACGTCCAAAGTTTTGGTTGTAAGCGTTATCCAGAAGATTTCGCATCATTGTTGATTTAATAAGCTGCAGATCCATCGTAATATCTGCAACTGACAGACCGAAGAATTTGTAAGGAATACGGATTGGAGTTATGGATACAAACGGAATGGAATCCACTTCTTCGTTTTCTAAAATGGTGTGGCCTACCATCACCACTCTACGCAGTTCAGCTAAACCGTCTCCATTAACATCGGCTCTGACATAACATTCTTTAAGCCAAAGTTCTTCCATCGACTTATCAGAACCAAATGTATTTTTACCACCCCAAAATCCAATGTTGTCGGAATTATCGAAAGAATAACGGCTTTGACGTTCTCCACTCCATTCATCCATATCAGATGAGCCGGAGGACAATACATCAGGGTCGATGTCGTAACCCATTTCACGCAATTCTGTGACCGTTTTTCTAACACGGTGGCAAATAAAATGAGCTTCTTGTATATTTTTTGTCAGACGAGCAACCAGTAATTCATCCGGCGGCACACCTTCTATTCGGACCTGGCCTTCGGATGTGTTTCTGGTGATGACAATATCATGGACATCAATAAATTGGTTTTCTACAACTTCCATCTCTTTGGATGTGTGTTCAACGACTTCAACATCTTCATCTGAAATCAGCGCATCAAGTTCGATGTCCGTCAGATTTGTGTATTCTTCCCTTTCTTGTTTTTCATTGTCATCCCACCATACCTTTAAAAAACCGTTTTTTTGAAGAATGGCTGTTTTAAAAAAGTCGTAAAGCAAAGTCCAGCCCGGATTCTGCTTCATCAAAACGTGGTTAACGTACTGAGTTGCTTGTTGTGCAGCTTGAGAATCTTCAGGCCCGACAGGATTAAAGGTGCAGATTTCATCGCCGGATGTGAACACACGCATTAAAGACGGCATGATCCATTCAATAATGTCTTGCACATCTGAAGATACAAAATGACTGCGCCCATCGACTTCGTTACCAAGACCGTCTGGATTGCCAAGGTAGTATTCCATTGACAACTCTCGTTGTTTCGCTATTTCATCGCTGTAGCCGAGTGAATCGTTGATGTGTTCATCAATTAGCGTTACGAGTTCTGTGTCTGTAATTTTTTCTGCCATTATGCCAACAGCCTCATTTCCTGTTCTGGTAGCAAGCCCATTTGATTAGGGGCCATTGTCATTTTTATACCTTGGTTTATAAAGTGTTCGCGCATTTCGGGGGTGATGTCGATGTACCAGAGGTCGTCTTTTGGATTGCCAAAATCTCCCAAACCTTCAATAGCATCTTCATAAGTGGAAAAAGTCCTCATCCATTGGTGACTATTTTCATCATCTCGATCCCCTTGAATAATGTCAAATTGCCCATCAACTAAATCGCGTAGGATGAAATATCTTTCTCCGTCAGCACCATAAACTTCATCAAATTCAGTCGCCGAAGAAATCCGCTGTGGCTCGACACCAAAATCTTTTAGAAACTTTTTAACGAACTGCGGAATCTTTTTGTCGTAAAGGTTTTTGTGGAACTCGCCTCCGATTTCAAGATCAAGACCTTGATAACTTTTTGTGACACCAGTTGCTTCTTCAACAATTTTATCGGCCATTTCTTTACCGACATAATCTGATAACTCGTCAACTTTGACGTTTGTTAAATTTTTCGTTCCACCATCTTTATGACGCACCGCTAGTTGAAATGTACCGTTTGGATTCGGTCTTGCGTCAATTGCATTTATGTACTTCGATAAATTGTATCGATCCGCTTGAACATCGCCAGAAGTCCACGTTAATCGTTCTATTGATGGATCACGTAAGGCTTCCATTAAGTGGCGTTTCCAACCGAGTTCGTGCCAGTTCTTTTTGAATGGA